GGGCTCGGAGATGTGTATAAGAGACAGCTCTTATACCAATATTCTATTTTTATTGAATATACAATACTTTTATTTTCATTATCAGAAAAATTTGCATCATATTCATTTTCTATAAAAAATATTATATATTCTTCATCATTTGAAAAATTGTCGTATTCTTGAAAACCAATACCTAGATTTAATTTTTTAAGTATAGTAACTATTTTTGAGTGCATACTATCTCCTAACTTTTTTTTACTTAGATTCTGCTGTTATTTCAAGTATTTTATTTTCTTCTTCTAAATTTAAGATTTGAGTTATATTATAAAATTTATCTTTGTATTTAATAACAAAATTAGTTATAGCATTTTGTTTTATACTTAAATCTAATTCTTCAATATATCTAATTTTAAACTTTTTATTTGTAGAAGTTTTAATCGAATTATTTTCTATCAATTCTTTACTATTTAAATCTTCAACACAAGCCCAAATTTTTTTATAAAATTTTATTGTTACATCCTCAAGAACATTTTTTCTCTCTTTGATAAAAATAGAAATATGTTTATCTAATACGTCAACTAATTCAGTTAAGTATAAATACACACTAGTTTTGTCATTGCTAATATCAAGTTTTACTATGCTGTAAAATTCATTATTTAACTTTATAACATCACTTGTTTTAATTAATCTCATGTAAGGAACTTTTAATTTAATAGATACCTTTAACCCTGTATCGTCAAATTTAAGTTTGTCTTGCTCTCTTATATATTCATTAGAATAAAAGAGTTTACCACTTACAATAAACTCTTTTTCATCTAACGCATTACCTTCTATATCATAACTTTCCTTGTATTCTCCAAACTCAACAATACCATCATTAAAATTATTAAATTTTATTTTTTTCATATCTATATTACCTCATTAGCTGCACTTTTAATTTGAAGTCTAAGAAGCTCTTTACTAAAATTTTCCTCGAAATATTCAATAGCATTGTTTCTTACATATCTGCAATAATTAAATAGCAATTCTCTATTAAAATTATCTTTAAAATCCAGTGCTATTCCTGCTATTTCATTTTCAAAGTAATCAATTCCTCTTACAACCATTTTTTCTATTTTTGCATCTTCTTCTATCCAAGTTATATTTAGATATTCTTTTACCTCTTCAACTACACTTTTAATGTTTTCATTTTCCATATATTTCACCTATTTCGCTCTAGCAGCTGACGTTTTTGTGTTTGAATTAATTTCTGTTGCTAAAGTTGTGTCTAAGTTTTCTATATCAAATACTAAAAATGAATCATTGTCTTTTGGCGCTCCTGTTGCATATTGTTTTACTAGATAAGTTCTTTCGTCCTCTAAAAATTTATATTCGTCTGAATACTCTATTTTTCCGCTTGAAGCAACTCCCATAAAATAATCTTTTGCCATACCAGCTATTAATTTACCTTTAGGGACAGCAACTGATTGAATTATATTCCCAGGGATAGGTAAAACTCCATACACATAAGTACCATTAGATGTTAACATAGTTGTGGCAGCGAAAATTTTAGCCCAGTAATCAACCGGATTTACAAGCATTATAACGCTTGGGACTGCCCTTTTACCATTGTTTGTAAGTGGTGCCATAATCTCTTTGCCAAGTGTTATTGGTTTAAAATCAGCCAGTGGTTTTGCAGTTTTGTCTGGAAATACGCCTTCAACGACTGCGCCTTTTAAATCTTTTATCATACCTTTCGGCTGGTCTTTTCCTGTTCCTGCTACTATTCCCATTTCAAGCCCCAATGATATAGATTCAGTCAAAACTACTCTTACATATCTGTCTAACCATTCAGCCCCTAAATCAAGCATGGCTTTTGCAACTGGAAGATAAGCAGATAATTTATAAGCTTCTGTATTAATTTTATCAAATCCATGCTCTAGCTCTTTTTTGATAGTATCATCTAATCTACCCCACCATGCAGCTTCTGCGTTCGTTTTCCTTATTATCCACTCCGTAACTCCTGTTGTATTTTCAAAAGTTATGGCACTAAGCAAAGGGTGATTTTGTTCTAAGTCGTCAAATACTCTATCAAATACAGTACGTGGCATAGTTATCTCTAAGTTGGTAAATCCTCTTTTTTCTATAACTTTACTATAGTATGCTCTTTCCTCGCTAGTTAATTGCGGCATCCCTCTTTTGTCAAGTATTGCTCTGTCAGCTGATTCTATATTAGCAATAGAACGCGCTTCTTTTAGTAGATTTTCTTGTATATCTTCCGCCATCCTCAAAAACGCAGTTGTTATTTTTTCCTCGTCATTACCCTTTATTGCTTCCATTAAATCTGCTCTTAGTTCAACATTAGTTGCTTCATCTAAATTTTTAATTGCCATTTTTATTTTCCTCCTCGATTAAATGCATTAAAAAAAGCCGATACTAAATCGACATTTCTTTTTTCTATGTTATCTTTATTATCATTTTGCTTTGTTTCTTCTTTTTGCGATTCTCTAAGCTCCTTTATAGATATATCACTTCTACAATTTATTTCTGTGTCATTGTAAGCTGGTATCGGGGTTGCAGTAATTTCAAACAATTCAACTTCCGTAATATCTCTGTAAAATGTCCAATCATCATCCCATCGAGTTTTAGAATTTACAATATTAAAACCAAAAGAACATCCTTTAATCAATCCAAGCCTTACATTTTCAAGTAAGTCATTACCATCTGTTGTAGCTGGTATATCTACTTCAAACCTTAACCCATGTTCATCTTCTTCTAAAATTAGATTTGAGTTAGTTCTACCTACAACTTTGTTCCAATCATGATTTATGAGCATAAACTTATCTCTAGTGTTATCTGCTAAAGTTTTTAAAAATGCACCTCTTGAAATTTTTTCATAAAAGGTATCGCCCCATCTATCTTGTAACTTAGTGTAATCGTCGCTAAAAACTGCTGCATAACCACTTATCTTACGGCTTTCTAAATTACTATCCCTTATTTCCAGCGACACCGTTCTTTTCTCCATTTCCATTGTTAGCCCCTCCTTTCAAATCTGGATTTAAAATTGACTGATAGTTTTTAGTTACATAGTGTTCATCAGCCCAAGACTCGTTTATTTTTTCTCTGCCAAGCATTTCTAAATTGTCATTTATAGAATTTACACCTATTCTAAATAATAGGTCGCTTGCTTTCGATATTTTTTCAAGTCCCATATTAGCAATTTTTTGTGTATCTACTTTTACATAACTCTTTTCAAAAAAATTATCTCTACCATACATTTTTCTAGTTAATTCATTTGTAATAAGTTTTGCTACTGGATTGACAGAAAAATTCAAGAAATTATCTGTTATACCTTCAACTCCAGCAACATTACCTTTTACAAGTCCAGCAGGAACATGAAAAGCAGCGCATACAAAATCCATGACGTCATCAATAATCGCTCTTATATCCCTGCTATCTTTTATACTTGAAGCTTTTGTATTTTCTGTATATTTTAATCCATTTGAAAGCGGTAAAACAGCATTATCACTTTCAAAATAACGTTTAAACTTATTACTCATCAAATCGTTAAGTCGTTCCTGCGCTTCTTTTGTCTGCGGGTAATTTGTGTCTATTTCAAGTACGCCCTTTTCGCTATTATTTTTTTTATAACCCTTCATGGCACTACTTAATAAATCTTTATAATCATTATAAAGATAATCTATTACAGTTTTTATACTTTCAACATTTAATTTGAAATATAAAACATCTGACTCTCTAAAACTTCTATCTAATTTATAGTTTCTAATTGTAACATCTTTGTATATATCTTCATAAAAAACATACTTATCTACACTAAAACTTTCAGCTACGAAAAGTTGTTCGTTTTCTTGTATAACTAGACATTCATTGTCATACACAAGTCTTGTAATTACTTCTTGCCAAAATTCTGTTGCGTTTTGGTTTTGGTTAGGTTCTATATTAAACAAGTAATAATTTTTTTCTTTAATAGATTTTCCATTTTTAAATGTCTGAAATTCACTTAAAACTAAAGCATTTGCAATAATAGAAATACATGACTTTAACGCAAATTCTTTATAAAATATCGTAGCTTCTAGTTTTTTAAAATATTCTCCATCTGCTCCTGACATTTTATCTTTAAATAAAAAATTACTTATAAAATTTTTAAAATTCAATTCACCACCTCATTATTAATACGTATAACAATCATAAAACTTAATTGTTGATTCTTGCATCAGTTCATCATCTTTTGATAAAGCATGTAAAAACGCAAAAAAGCCATCAGTTTTCCGCTTGATTGGCTCTATCTTTAAAAAAGTTTTATTTCCTTTTTTGTCTGTATCTACATAAACATTATTAGTATACCAACGCATCATCATGTCGTCGCCCCACTTAATTGTCCTCTCTGCGAAGATTTGTTCTACAAGAGGGGCTATTTTTGCGTGAGTTATCGACCCATTTCGAACTTCTTCAATCGGTAAACCTTTGTTAGTAAACTCTTCTTTTACATGTGCAGCTCTATAAGAGTCACAACAGATTTTTAATATATTATAATCTTCTGCTTTTTCAATGAACCAATCAGCAATATATTCCGCTTTTATCGTTTCATCATAAATTATTGTGCAGAGACCTTTTTGCTTTGCTAATTCAATATCAAATTTAAAATTTGTTATTTCTAAAGACTTATAACATATAAAAGTGTGATGCATGATATATCGTTTTTTATCTTTTTTAAATAACAATACCACGCTTGTAAAATCTCTTATACTAGAAAAATCTAATCCTCCAATGCACGAAAAGCCTTTTAAGTCTGGTAATTCTTCGTTTGTTGCAACTATGTCATCCCATTCAGCGACAACAGTTGCCAAATCTTCAGCTGGCAAATTAAATCTTTTAGTTAGTAGCTCTATCATCATTTGTGGTCTATTTTTAGCTTTGTCAATGTCTTTTAAAATTTGTGTCCTTAAGTCTGAATTATACTTTATACTTGGGTTTGCCTTTTCTAGCAAATTAACATCTTCCATTTCTTCTATACTATCAAGTTTAAAAATAAGTGGCAGCATTTTAGAGTTTTTAATTTCTTCATTTAAAATTTGTTTAGCTTCTTCTTTGAAATCGTCTAATACTCCACCTCTTACATTCCCATCAGTTGTAATATAAAAAATTCTAGGATTTTTTACTTTTCCAAGCGCAGAGGTAAAGACTTTTATATTATCATAATTTTCGTATGCATGAACCTCATCAAAAATAATGCAGCCGGGTCTTAATCCATCCTTTGACTTAGCATTATTTGTGCGGAACTTTAAATAGCTGTTAGTTTTTTTAAATGTTATTACTTCTTTAGTTCTGTTAAAAAACTTTTTACATATAGCAGGATGTTCAGATAACATGTTATAAACATCATCAAAACTTGTTTTTGCTTGTTCCTCTGACATTGCAACAATGTCAATACCATAATTTTTTACACCATGCAAGTGCGTTTGTAAATAATTAGCTAATTGGGATATAAAACCATTTTTCCCATTTCCCCTACCCATCATGATAAAAATTTCATCATATAAAAGTTCGTCGCCTTCAAAGCAGCCAACCACTAAAGCAACAACAAATTTTTCCCAAGCATACATTTTATAGAAATACTTTTCCATATATTCTATAGCTTTTTCAACTTTTTCATGGTCGATATAGATATTAGGTTTTTTTAAATCTTTTTTTATTTTCTTAACTGCAAGTTTCATTTCTTTACATAGAACAATTTCGCCTTTATCAGCCAAGCTGAAATACTCATCTATGTATTTATTGTACTTATAATTCAATATCATCATCACCCAAAACTTTTGGCGTCGCTTTTATACCTAGTTTATCAAGTAAACTTAACATTTGAGCGTTATACTTGATAAGCTCTGATACACTATCGTTTTTTTTATAGCCCCATTGATTTTGACCATTTTTGTATTTAACTTGAACACCTCTAGTTTTTACATCTTCTATTAATTCATTTTTTATATCCCACATTTTTAAATAGTCTTCAACTAAGTCTTTGAAGTATTCTTCTGTCATGTTATTCTCTTTTATTTGTCTTAATAAATCTTTTCTTATAGAGTTTTTTAAATTATTTCCCGACTCTTGCAACCCATTTTTCACGCAACCCTTTTTTGGGGTGCAGTTGCGAGTCCAACCCCCTCTTTTTCTCCAACTTTTCAAAGTGTTTTCGGGTATGTTATACTTGGCTGACATTTCTTTATAAGTCATACCTAAAACGTAGTCATTCTGTACGTCTCGCCTAATTTCTAATTCCTCATTATCATCCATTTTCACCACCTCATTTTTATGTTTTTTCTGCACCCGCAACCATGAATTTTGGTTGCAAGACCCCCACCCCCCACACCTTTTGTTAAATTGGTGTCTCCTTGCGGAGCCATGTACCTACCTCGGTTCACAAAATTTCGAGCTGAAAGCCAGTTTTTTCAATAGGGGGGCTATCTACCAGCGTTCTTCACTAAAAAATTTTTTCTTTTTCTCTTGATTAATTTTTAGTATTTTTTCGTGAATTTCGTTGTGACAAAGGTTGCACAAGCTTGTTAGGTTATTAAGCTTCAAAGCTTCGCTAGGATACTCTTTTATTTCTTTAATATGATGCACACATTCGGCTTTAGATACTTTCTTTTTTTCTTTACAAATCTGACATTCATTATTATCTCTTTCAAGTGCTTTTTTTCTTAATTTGCGCCAGTCTGTACTTCTATAGAATATATCAAGTCTATCAATTAAAATTAATTCTTTTAATCTATCTAGTGTCATGTGCTTATAACTCATTAATATACAACTCTCCTAGACCGTCGCTATACTCTTTCATGTCTTGCAATAGCTTGACTTCATCATCTTTAAGCTTCTTATATTCTTCTCTCTTATGTTTAATATAATCATCCTCATATGATACAACAAACTTCTCAAAGCATCTGCGACACATGAAGTATGTAACAGTAGTATTATCAATAACTTTAGTCTTTAAATCTCTATTATTTACATTAACTTTCTTTCCGCAATTATTACATTTAAACTTACCATACTTATTCATAGTGATACTCCTTTAATTTCCTAGTTGAGTTTAACATAAGGTATATTCTGTTAAACTCATTTAAGTATTATCAAACAGCCTTACACTTTAGTATTAACAATACATTCAAGACTTTATTATTAGACTATATTTTATCCAGTTTAACGTGACCTTTTTATGTTAAACTCTTAAGCTAAAAGTATTTAATATTCCTATATGCTTTGTTTAAATCATCCTGTTCAATTCCAATATACCGCAAGGTTATCGTAGCTGAACTATGATTAAAAAGCTTCTGCAATGTTACAACATCATGTGTTCTTTTATAGTAATGATAACCAAAAGTTTTACGCATTGTATGTGTGCCTAGATTATCTATACCAAACATTTCGCCTACTTCTCGTATTATCTTATAAGCCATGACTCTGCTTATAGCTTTATTGGTCTGCTCTCTACTCTTAATTAAAAATTCATTTTGATTTTTATCTTTTGTATATTCTTTTAGTATTCTTCTCAAAATAGGATTAACCTCGATAGGCTTAGTCTTACCCGTCTTACTTTCTTTAAGAGTTATAAACCGTTTGTCATGAACATCTTTTATTCTAAGCTTTAATATGTCCCCTACTCTAAGTCCTGTATATATGCCCATACTGAAGAGTACATTGTTTCTCATGTTAGTTTCTTCTAAATAAGCGCATATGCTTTCTAGCTTCTCTAAATCTCTGATAGGTTCTACAAAATTCATTTACTCACCCCCTTCCTTTTTTTAGCAATAAAAAAGCCTAAACTTTCGAGCTTCAAGTTTAGACTTTAGGTTTCGGGGGATATTCAGTTGTCAATGTACACTTTTTTCTATGATACAATTCTAACATGTTTTCTTTAGAAGCGAAGTATAAAAATAGTCTTTTTTCTGTAAAAATAATGTTTATTCTAAAGCTTCATCACCATATATCATTAAAGCTATTTTATTAATAGCAATAGCTTTTTTGTTATAAAGACTAGTTCTATCATAATTTAATTCCCTTGCCATTTTTGTAATAGGCATTTTCCCATCCCAGCTATAAAAGTATACTAGTTCTATAATTTTTTGTTCTATCTCTGATAGCTCTTTTAAATAAATATTATAAAACTCTAGCTTTCGCTCTATAATTTCAATTTCAGTTTCTTTGTTGTAGATAGCATCCTCTATTGTTACAACCATGTCATCTATACCTTTTACACTTTTTTGTACTTTAAACCCTAATTCTTCATAATTAACTTCTCTATAGTTTTCTTTGTGTTTAAGAATTGCTATTTCTTTTTTTAATACTCTTAACTTTCTATATTTATCTCCTAGCATTTTTAATGCATTTTCCACTTTGTCAAAATACTCTTTTTTTATTTTCATTTTTACACCTCTTGCACTTTTTGTTATAAATACCTAACTAATCCTTAAATTTAGCTTTTGGGACTAGTTAGGTATTTTGTAGCATTTCCAACCCGTCTATATTATTCAAAATATTCTGTATTTTTATTTTGTTTTTTTGTTATAAGACTTCATTTTTTTAAGTTTAAATAAAATCTATATTTATAAAGCATTTTATCTATTTTAATTTAAAAATTAATCTAATTGCGTTTTATATTGCCTATTTACTTTAATTTATTTTTAAATAACTTTTTTTCATTTCCAATTGGTTTTGCACATTGAGAACAATTCCCCTTGAACATTTCTGAACAGCTAGGACACATTTTCCCAACTGGAGTTTTTATAGAAAAAAATTCTTGACCACATAAAATACATTCGCCTACTACTAGTTCATCTAAATAGTCTCCGCACAAACATTTTCTACACATACTCATTTTAACTCCCCCCTATGCTAATTTATTTTTTCGAGTTTCCATTTTCTTTTTCTTAGTTTTTTATTATGTAGCTTCAAACCTTCGCGTATTTCTTTATCAATCTTTAATACTTTAAATAGTGTAAAAATTGCTTGAATAACATCCAAACCTTCTTCCATTATTTTTTTGTTATCTTTTAATTCAATAGCTTCTTTAAGTTCTAAAACTTCTTCAAGTACTTTTTCAAATTGTTCTTTTGCTGTCAATTCTGGTATATTTGCAATCATTTTAAAATTCATCTTTTATTTTCTCCTTTTTATATTTCTTCTAAAATTTCTTCATGTTGTTTTTTTATTGCATCAAGACCTTCAAGTATCATTTTTCTTATAATTTCTTTCATGTATTCATCATGTGTAAATTTAACAATTTCTCCAATTTTATTTTTCTTGTCAATAAATAAAATTCTAACTTCTGTTTCTCCGATTTCAATTTCTTTTAAAATATTCTCTAAGTCTTTTATACTTTCTTTTGTTGTGCATTGTATCTCCTCTTTAATCTTAGTTAAAAATTCTTCGATTGTTGTTTTTCCCATTTTATTTTTCTCCTTTTTTTATTCTTCTGCAGCTTTCAACTGTAAAGTCACTATCTCTTCTTTTACCTTCTATAAAATTTAATTGTTTGCCACCATTTTTTTCTATATATTCAGATATTTCACTTTTGTCTTGGCATTCATTTTCTACATATTCAAGTATGTCAAGTATGCACATTTCTTCTGGAACTTCAATAATAACTTTATGTTTTAAAAATATCGTTTCTTCAATTTCAATTCTATACTCTTTCATTTTTTCTCCCCTTCTTTTCTGTATTAAAAAAATTTATCTGTCTTTCATTTTCTATTTCTTCATCACTAAATCGTTTTTCCAAGTCATGCACTGTAGTTCCATCGGCTTTGAAAGAAACAGGACTATCCTTATCCAATTTAAGCATACCCCCCACAAATCTGGATAATATCTTCTTAGAGTTCTAAGGCTCTCTAAACTTTGTTTAGGACATAAGTAACAACCAGTTCGTTTAAATCTATGATGTATTTTATAATAGAACCCTTTTTCTTCTAAATACTTCAAGCAATCTTTTTCAGTCATTTTTGCTTCGTAAAGTGGTGCTATACAGTTTTCTTCCAGTCTTTTATATCTATTAGGTTCATCAAAGGCAATTCCAATGTACCTTTTATGTTCTCCAACCGAATTGAAATATTTATTAGCAGGAGCAAGTTTTAATCGACTATTACACCATGCTCCCAAGGTGTATGGAAAACCCCATATTTGCCCTTTACGCTTACCTTGTTTATTAACAGTATAAAAGTATTCCTCAAAGGTTTTTTCTGCTTTAATTCTTGTTATTTTAAAGTTTATTCTTTTTTCAAAATCATCTATTATGTTATAAATTTCTTCAAATTCTAGTCCTGTATCTATAAATACGATTTCATCAAGAGTTAATTTCTTTTCTAATATTAGAAGGAGCATTGCTGCTGAATCTTTTCCTCCACTAAAACTTGCAATATACTTCATTTTTTCGCCCCTTCTGTTTCTAAATTTTTTTCTCTTTTTTTCTTACATTTCTTAGAACAATATGCAATTTTACCATCCGTATAAGAATAAATCGTTGTTCCACACCATCCGCAAATTTTAGCTGTTTTTTTATTTATATTAGACATTATTATCCCTCCAACTTTAAAATGGTATATCCGGGTCATCTATAGCTTGAAATCCCTGTTGGTCTAAACCTTTCGGTTCAAACATATATTCTTTTTCATTATCCTCTTTTTTATAGTCTAAAAATTTAATCTTATTAGCATGAACTTTTGTATAAGTTCTCTTCTCGCCTTCTTTTTCATAACTATTAACTCTTATAGACCCTTCGACCCCTATTAGCCTACCTTTAGTCAGATTATTAGCACATACTTCTGCTAACTTCCCCATCACCTCAATAGGTATAAAATCAGTTTCCTTAGTTCCATCTTTTTTGATATAATCTCTATCTATTGCTATTGTAAAAGTAGATACAGCTGTTCCAGAACCTGGTATATATTTCAATTCAGGGTCTTTTGTTAGTCTTCCAATCATTGCAACATTATTCATTTTAAACCACCTTTCACTTTTTTATATTTCTTCAATTCCAAAATGGCGCTTCTTCTCCATTTCTTTCATCATTTAAAACTTCAACTATCTTATAATTTTGTAAACTATCTTTTCTTTCAAGTGACTTTATCCAGTCGTAAAATTTACCTCTATATTCTTTTTTATAAACATGATTCGGAAGGTCGTTCCAATTATCTAGTAAACTATCAAATTTCTCTAATGCTTGTGTAACACTAATCTTATTCATTTTCTCCCTCCACTTGTTCTTCAATTATTTTATCTACGCAGCCTAAACAGAAATACAACGCAAAACTTAAATTTAAAGTTTCTTCTTCATACTTCACATAATTATTTTCTTCTACATTTATTGTTCTTTCGCATCTAGCGCATGTTACGAACTTATCCATTATTAAACCTCTCCTTATATTTCTTCCATTTTTCGAACATTTTTTTCTTTTAGTTCTATAAAAAAATTTTTTAATAGTATTTTTTCTTCTTCTCCTACTGAAAAATGAACGCAAGATACATCACAAGAACCTCGTATGTTAAACTCCATACTTAATTCTCCAATTCCAAAATAAGAATCAATATTTCTTATCATTGTATCAATGCCTTTTCTTCTATCCTCTAAAACCTCGTATACCTTAATTTTTTCTTTTGTTTCTTTGTATTGTTCATACAGTAATTCCTGCTGCTCGCATAATTTTTCATATTTATTTATGTTCATTTTTGCGCTCCTTTTTAAATCTTTTATTTCTACAAGGAAATTATTTGCTTTATTTTTTCAATTTTATTAGATATAGAATTAATATTTTTATTTTTAATTCTAATACTTTTAGTCCTGTTATAAATCGCAATAGCTTTCCTTATATTTTTGTTTAAAATACAATCTATGAATAAATTATAAGTTTCTAATTCTAAAGCCTGTTCTATTAAAATATTTTCAATATCTATTATGCATTCTTCTGACTCTAACGCATCCCTTGCAAAATTTTCTAAACTCTTTTCTAAACCTTTTATATGTTTTTCACATTCTTTTAAATATTCTTCTTTTTGTTTATTTCCTTCTTCCAACTCTTCAATTAGTTGTTTCTTAACTAATGTATAACTACCTATATTCAAAATTTTCCCTCCTGTTCTTCTATTTTTTTAACTTCATTACAAGCAATAGAAAATAATTCTCCTTTACTTAGATTTTTATATTTTTCTTGTAGTTTCTTTTGTTTCTTACTAATCAAATCAGCTTTTTCTAATATACTCATCTCTGAAATTTTCTTTTGCATTTACTTTGCTCCTTCTTGTTCTGCTACAGTAAAATTTATTATCGTCTCATTTCCCCTGTGCTATACTAAAGCAAAAGGAGGCGATACTATGGTTACTAACCAAGATTGTATAAGAGATATTTTATTATTTATTGAATCTAATACAACTCCCATTTCTCCTGTATTACAATTTGATACTATACTAGATAATCTCAAATATGATGAATCAACTATTATTCATCATATAAATTTAATTTATCAAAACAGTCTCGTTGATGATGTTAATTATGGTGATGATACTGTTTTAGAGGTCACGCAGTTGTCTTTAAAAGGCTATCAATATTTAGATGAAATACGAGACAGCACTAAATGGAATAAAATAAAAAGTTCCACCTCAAGTTTTTTAAATATGTCTCTACCTATCGCAATAGAGTACATATTAGGTAAGTTTTAATAGTTTTAAATATAAGGTTTAGATTATAGATATTTCTAAGCCTTATCCTAGTATTTTTCTAATACGTTCTTCTTCTTTTAGTAGTTCACTGATAGTGTGTGTTTTTATAAAACCTTCTGAAAATTGGTGCTGACCTTTTTCAAATTTTTTAATTAGTACACTTTTTTTGCTGTCATCTCTTTCTATTGCTCTTAAAAATGATTCATAAAATATATGCTCCTTGCCAAATTCTTTTAAAATATATTCCTTGGTAGAATCATTATAGCCATGCTCTTTTAATACTTTTATTTTTTCTTCATAACTTAAAACATTATTTTTTATCATTTTTTCACTCTCCTTTTTCACATGTAAAGATACTAATTTAAATATTTATTTCTTCATTTTCTTAAACTGCTTTCTTCTTATAATACTCCACGAATTACCATCCAAACATTTCTCACAAATTTCAATATTTTTTATTTCTTTTGCTGAACTCAAATAATCTCGTGTTAAAAAAGGTATTTTAAATACATCTTCTTGATTTTCTATTTTTTTAGAACAAATAAAACAAGTACATTCTGAATCACTAGTATCTTTACCTTTTGAAACACTGTCATGATTGCAAGATATTGTATCCGTTTTTGCTGAACTAATTTCTTCGCAACTTGCAACAGTTTCAGAATTTTCTTTATCTCCATAATGAATTTTATAAATTTCTTCTATATCTGCATTTTCTAATCCTAGATAAGTTTTATATGCCTTTTCTTTTCTATCACTGTGCTTATGCTTTTTTATTATATCTAAAGCATTTATTTCATATAATAGAGCATCATTCCAAGGTTTTTTAAATTTGTTTTCATTTGCTTTTATTAGTTCTTCGTTACTTAACTCGTTTACAGTTTCATTACAAGAAACAACATTGTTACTCTCTGCTTTTATAACTCCAAAAAGTTCAACCAATTCTTTTAACTCTCTTACACTATTAATTTCCATTTCTTACACCATCCCTATTTTTTTATTTAAATTTAACACTTTGACTTTTCTTTATAATTGCATCAAGTTCTTTTTCTGAATATTTATTAAATGTTTGGTCAAAATTAGCAAATTTATTATTATTTGTCTTTGTTTTTCCTTTGACGCTCTCATTGCCCTTTAGAGCCTTTTTAGGTGTCTCGTTTAAGTAAGACTCGAATTTGTTTCCGAAAAGCGTCTCCGGGCGTAAATAAGCGTTCATTTTATCATCATCTAGCCAGTTTAACACTTTGTTATCTATCACCTTGTAAAATTCTTCTTCTGTAAAGCCTTCTTTGAGTCTTGCATCAATCAAAGATATAGTTTTCTTTGTTGTACTCTTAAAAGATTTATCTGCTGTTTTATTTAAGTAATCAACGATTCTTTTATATATCTCTTTGTCTTTTGTCTTTTCTTCTTTTTGCTCTGCAGAACTATATATATTATTAGTTAAATTAGTCTTGTTAATATTAGTCTTGTTACTCAGCACCTCATTCCTAACATGTACAGCACCACATGCCGTAGGGTTAAGCACCTCATTCCTAACGTTAGGCATTGTGTGCTGCACCTCTTGTTTAGCTGATAATAATATATATAGATTGCTTTCTTTTTCATTACTACCTTTTCGCTTGCGGTTTTTTCTTATAAGTAACCCTTTTTCTTCTAAACTTTTCAAAACATTTGATACTTGCCTTTCGCTGCATCCGGCTTTTTTAGATATTGTCTTATAGCTTGGAAAACAACAACTTTCTTCATCGCTATATCTAATTAAAACTATATAAATCATCTTTTCGTATATGCTTAAATCTTCTCTATCAACTAAACTATTTTCTGCCCAAAACCAATCTCTTTTCCTTGAATCTTTTAAAAGTTCCAATCCCTCACCCCCCTTCCACTTATAAATTATTTATTAAGATAGTAATTTAAGTTCATAGTCATTGAATATCAAATCTTCTTTAGTTAATACTTTGCATGTCATTTCTTTTATTTCTTCGTCATAATACGTTAATACTATTTCGTCTTTATCTATATATGTAACAATACATTTTCTATCATGATTAAATTTCACATCATGCAATCTAATAATTTCGCCTATTTTTATATTTTTACTTTTTAGTAATTTCAATCTATCCACCTCTTAATTTCGAATATTCTGATTCTTTCATATATATTTTTTACTTTTTTCTTCTTCAATTTCAAAAAGATATTCGGTACTTAAATCAGGGAAGAATATTGTTTGTATTTTTTTTGCCTCAATATATTTTAGTCTATTAATACTATTTAACTTGGCGCAAATTGTACTTACATTTAAATTTAACGCTTTTGCTATTTTTTCATTTGTTATATTTTTTCTCGCCATTTCTGCTTTTAAATTTCTAAACATTTTAATGCTCCTTTCTGAATTTATTCACGAAATTGCGTGTCTTATATTTCATATAATACACTCAATTTCGTGAATAGTCAATATGTTTTTGTATTTTATTTTTGCAATTTCGTAAATTTTTCTTGAATTTTTACGATTTTACCATTATATTAAAAACAAGGTGGTGATTAAATGAATATAGAAGAACGTTTAAAACAATTAATACTTAGCAAATATAAAAGCATAAGAGCTTTTACAAAAGAAGTTAATATTCCTTATTCTACAGTTGATACTATGCTTAAGCGCGGAATAAGTGGTACTAGTATAACAACAGTATTAAAAATTTGTAACGCTTTAAATATTGACGCTGATGCTCTTATTGACAACGAACTAAAAGAAAAAGAACTATCTTCAAAGATACAAACAAATCAGTTCGAACAAAAAATTTTAAAAATGTATAATGCTCTCGATGAACATGGAAAAGATATTGTATTTACTATATTAGAAAAAGAATATGTTAGAATTAATAAGCTCTAGTACTAGAGCTTATATTTTGTTCTACACTCTAATATTAACACGGAAAACCATTCCAAAAATATTCGTACGACGAATATTCCGACTTTAATTTACAAAATTTACCAATTAATTTGTCTATTTTCTAAATTGTAAAAAATTTCTATTGATTTTAATATTTTTTAATACTATAGTTTAATTTCGACATGGAGTCTTTATTAAAATATCATAGAAAAAAGAAAAAACTCACTCAACGTCGATTAAGTGAATTGACAGGAATAAGTCAAAGTTACATTTCAAGGATGGAAAACAAAAAATTTAAACACAGCCCAACCTTAACTCAAATAATTTTATTAGCTGATATATTAGAAATTGACCAATTGATTTTATCTGAATTTTTTTTGGAAAAAGAAAGGGAGCATTTAAAAAATACTAAAAAATATAATAAAAAAGCAGTTAAAACACTTAGCAGGGATTTTTTAAAAGAATATAAAAATAAGGACTAGGTAATTATTTATACCTAGCCCCTTTTTTTACTGCTCTACTTTAATTTCTCCTAGCTCAATCCAGTTATCTTTATATAATTCCGGAAATTTCTTTTCTACATCTGATTTTGATGCTCCTTGATTTGCGTACTCCATTGCTTCAAAAAGTCTTGAATAATCTTTCAGGTTATATTTTAAAACTATTTCTTTTACATTCATATTCTTTTCAACTAATATTTTAACTTGTGCATCAAATTTGTAGTTAGCTGGTACTTGTTGATTGTCTAATTTATCAGTTACTTTTATGTCTTTAAATTCGTAACCATCTGTACCGACTGCGTTCCATCCTGTTTGAAATAATTTAACTGCTTTATCTGTTTTATTTTCTACTTCTACATTTACAACTTCGTACACATAATCAGCTGCCTTTTTCTTTTCGATTCCATCACTAAAATATTCTCCATTTTCGTTAAAACTTCCGTCTTCGTTTATATCTCCTTTTATATCTTCTTTTGTAACATCTTTTACAGTTATTTTAATTCCATCAACCTCATTTTCATTTGCTTTCTTTTCTTTTTTAGTTGTGTTTCCAGTATCTTTGTTATTAGTTGATGAACAAGCAACCAACCCTACACTTAATAAACATACTGTAATTAATAATAATACTTTTTTCATCCTCGATTCCTCCATGTTTTTATGTTTTGTTATATATTTCAACATCAAAACTTATATTCCTTTAATTTTCTATTCTAGTAGTATGAAAATAATTTAAAAGAATAATACCTATTTATTTCCATTCTAAGCATTTTTTTATGCTATTTAACATAAATTATTTATAACAAACAGAAAAATCGTTTCTGGTGTCTTGTATCGCTTCTAAATGATATTCTAGTTTCTTAATCAAATAATCATTTTCTTTTTATCCAAAGATACATTCTAATAGTTTCTTTACTTTTGAAAAATGCTAATAATATTTTAAATAGCGACCACCACTTTTTGAGACAAGTTAGATTTCTAATTAAGTTAAGTACTTTAATAAATAAATACAAAAGATACATATTTTGTTCTCTATAATACAAGTTCTCTATAATAATATATTCTCTATATATTTACTGCACCACTTTTTGCACTACCAAAGCACCACTTTTTGCACTACCAAAGCACCACTTTTTGCACGTAGTAAGAAATCTAATTAATTTTTAAAAACTTATTAACATGTTATCAACATAAAAATAATGGTTATCAACATAAAAATCAAAGTTATAAACAGCATTGTTATATTTAGACATAAAAATAGACCTTTTTTAAAGAAGGTCTATTTTTTACGTGCATTTTTCCATTCTGAAAAACTACATAGTCTATATAATTTTTGTATCCTAGGAACTTTTTTATTCTTTTCTTCGTCCCACTCAAATTTATTTTCTTTTTTTACTTCGATATATTTGCTTACTTCAAATACTGTTATAATTTTTCTTATTTTACTTCTGTTATTTTTGCTATCACCACATAACCCGATTTTTTCACAAATAAATTTTTCAGTCATACATTTAAAACTATTTTCAGTTGTCATGTAACATAAAAGGCAATAAACTTTTATTGCATTAGTATTAAATGCAGAAATTAATTCTTGTAGCATATCATGATGAATTGTAACAAATTTATGAACGTTATCGTTGTATCCTGTACTTGTACCATAGTTTAATCTATAAATTATTCCGTTGCGGCTGTTTTCTATTTCAAGTACTTTACAATCTAAACTATTGAGCTTTTTTATATTTCTCTCTAAAGTAGTACGAGCAACCCCTATTTGTTTAGCTAATTCTTCCATTTTAAATTTATTTTGATACAAATATCTATTTTTTTCTATATGCATAATTCTCATGCTCCCTTTACTTATAAGCATTAAAGCGCCAAACTCTTTAGCACAATAATTTTTTTCATTTAAACAATACGTAGGCATTGGTAATTTATAATTTTTTTCTAATTCTTTTGCTTCTTCTAAAGACATTTTATTTCCCCCTTTTGACGGGGCTTGAAGCACTTTTAACTAATTAAGTTAAAAATTTCAAATTATTTTTAACCTTAAAACATTGATTTATAAGTTGTTTTAATCTATAATATAACTTATAAATTAGTTAAAAAAGGATATAATTATATCCTATAAGAGCTTCAAGCTCCGTTGGTAAGGAATAAGTCGAGTCGCCAAACAAACGCTTATTCCTTTTATTTGTTTTTGTAATCTGTAATAAGTTAATATTAATTATAGCATAAATATAAAATAAAAAAATATATTGATTTTGAAAATAAATTATATTTTAAAAGACTTAGTACACTTACTAAGTCTTTTTTTATGTAAATATATGTTATAATAATTTTAGCGAGGAAAAAAGTGATTGAAAAAGCGTAAGAGTGGCTATTTCCATATTTAAACGCCAAATTCCATAACGGAAGGAGGTGGAACAATATGGTGATAAATTTTTTATTGAGTATACTAGCTGGTGTTATATCAGCTTCCATATATGATAAAATAAAAAACCACTCAAACGCCAATAAGAGTGGTTCAAGAAAATAAGTTATTTTTCAAAACATTGGAAATAGCTACTCTTGTGTAAAGTAAATCATTATTTCCTTGCTTTTATTATATCACATTTTTTAAAAAAGATACAATTTTACATCACTTCATATATGTTAATTAGTTTAAAAATACAAAACCACTCTGCGCAAAAGAGTGGTTGGGAATTTGATTTAAAAATCAAATTCAAAAAGTCTAGATAATTTTTTACTTTAGACGAAAACTCTACTCTTATGACTGAAATACAGTTCTCTTGCTTTTATTATATCACATTTTCTTTAAAAGATACGAATTTATATCATTTCTAATATACTAAAATCTTTACTTTTTACCAAAATTTGTTTAAAAATAGGAGAAAACTATTGCTTTTGACGCCCCGTCATGATATAATATATTTATAGAGAAGGAGGTGAGAAAGCAAAAAAAAATAAAAGAAAGGAGGAACGGGAATGGGGAGATTAGAAAGAAGTAAAAAGAAAAGAGAAAACAAATTTAACATAGTTAAAAAAGTTTTCTCTTTCATCCTATTATTACTTAACATAATCCTCGCAGTTCTAAGAATTTTAAAAGAACTGTAAGGATAAGCCTAGAGGGAATAGCCCTTCTCTCTAGGTGACTTCTTTCTAATATTATAACACATTTCTAAAAAACATGAGTGATAAATTTTATAAGATTTGCATTGTTTTAGTTTTGATAACTATAGTCTTAAATATAGTATCTATAGTATTAAACTCTAGTACAAGCAACATGCTCGGTTTAGTTTTTAGTGTTGTATTATTGCTTTTCTTTGTAATACAGCAAAAAAGGAGCTAATGAATGGAAAAAGAAAAAAGAGATTTAAAGTTTAACTTTCACAAAGGTGGGAGTGGGTCGTTTACTCCTAGAATGAGTGTTCCTAAAAAATGGGCTGATGAAATGGGCATAACAAGAGAAAACCCTAATGTTACGGCAACATTCGAGGGCGACAGGATAATAATTGAAAAGGCTAAGAATGAATGACTTTTTCTATAAAAGAAGGTTGCTTTTTTTCTTAGCCTTCTTTTTTTTAAATTTTACTATAATATAAAAATAATACTGTAATATTATAAAAATATTATTTTAGTATTGTATATACAATATTTTAGTATTTTTAATATAATATATTGGTATTGTAAAAGCAATATGTAAATATTGTATTTATATTATTTGAATATTGTAATTAACAATATTAATATATTGTTGCAATATTATAAAAACAATACTACAATATTGTTATAATATTATAAATATAATAATGAGGTGGAGAAAATGGCTAATACAAAGCTACTTACGTACTTTAACATAAAAGGAGGTATCTATAAGACAACAACGTCTATAATGACAGCGTATGAACTTGCGAAAGATAAAGATAAAAAAATACTCTTATGGGACTTAGATGTACAAGCAAATCTAACACAATATGTTTATGAAATAAATCATAATGATAATACTACATTAGATATTTTAAAAGGGATTAGTGCTAATGATGCAATAGTCAAGTCACCTAATGAAAAGTACATTAATGTAGACTTAATTCCTTCTGACATACAAATGGCTAGATTTGAACAAGAGCTATCACCTTTACCAGCCAGAGAAAAATTTTTAGCTCGCTGGTACATGCAAAACTTTAATACTTTGAGTGAGTATGATTATATTATCTGTGATTTATCTCCACGCTACGATTTGACAGCTAAAAATGTGCTTTTCTTAGCAGATAGTATAATTATTCCAATTCAAGATAAAAACATTTCTTCTTTAAGAGGAGCAGAATTATTTAAACAACTCTGGGATGTTGATAGAACCTATTTTGATAAGGAGGATAATATAAAAAGTACTGTTTTGGTTGGATTTGAGAAGAAGAAAACTCAAATTAGTGATACTTTCGATTCTTATCTGGAAGGGTTTAACGATATGAGAGATATTATGTTAGATACATATATTAGAAAAAACGAGTTTATAGAGAAGGCACTATTGAAAAAACTATCTCTAACAGATTATACAAAAATAACTAAAGAGCATTTCAGCAGACAAGAGTTTGCTAATATGTTAGAAGAACTAAAAGTGAAAGGAGTGTTGTAGATGCCAAAATTCGACGAAGAACTTTTATCTAATAAAGAAAAACCAGTTTTCAAAAAAAATGGAACAATCATACAAAATAATTCTACAACTACAGACAATAAGACATTAAACATATATAATCTAGTTAATAAGAAAAGTAAAAAGGTAACTATGAGTGCAACGCTTGATGAAGAACTTGTAAACAAATTAAAATCTTTTTCTATTGATATGAACAGCGACGTCAGCAAATTATTAAGTGATGTACTAACTCAAATTTTATCTGATGTCACTATAAAAGAAGAGAATTTAAATATATACAATGAGAGAAATAGAAGAAATAAGACTAAGAAAAAGTAAATAATATTATATTTATATTGTTTAGATATTACTTAAATATTGTATATATAATATCTGTCTCTTATACACATCTCCGAGCCCACGAGACGGACTCCTATCTCGT